GTTCTTCCGAATCAACTCTTGTTTCTCCACAATCTTCAGGTCTATTTGATATTTCTGGATCTGCCAGAATTCGTTCAATTAAATCTGAATTTGGTACTGGTTCAATATTTGCATTCTCAAGTTCAACAGAAGCACTTCTTAAGAAATATCCAGATTCGGTCGGACTATTTAACATTACTGGATTTGCCTTTGAATCCTTCGCAACTAGTACTTATCTGGGTGATTCTCAAACAATTATTAGAGGATCGTCTGTTGATAGAAAGACTGATTATGTTGCACCAAAACCAGTCAGATTGTATATAATATAATTCAAATATAAATAAAATTATAGAATACCTTTCATTAATGGCAAATACCAAAAGGGTACAACTTCGAAAAGGAACTGAGCAAGAACATGCATCATTTACTGGCGCTTTAGCAGAAGTAACTTATGACACAACCAAAGGTGTTATAAGAATGCACGATGGATCGACAACTTCTGGATTTGAAGTTGCTAAATCGAGATTAACCAATATTAACACAACTACAAACCTCAGAACCAATATTAAATATTTTGCAGATACATCTTCAGGTCCTTTTAGTGTAACCTTACCTTCACTAAAATATGTTGGGGATACTATCCAAATATTTGATTCTAAATACTATTGGGGTATAAATAATCTTACCGTGAATACCCAATCGGGTGAGTCAATAAAAGATAATACTGGTTATGTTGATGCTCCTTTAGTATGTGATGTTGCTGGTGCTTCTATAGAATTAATTTGGGAAGGAAGTTACTGGAGATTGTTCTAATGGCAATGTTTCTTAGTAGATCAGCAAGTACTGGAGATAAATCCGTATCGCAATCGAATGATTTTATCATTCATGCATTACGTAGAGATTCTGCAGGAATGCTTTACTATACAAAAGTTGGTTCTGCAAGTACAGAAGTTGCTGATTTCCATCGAACAGATGGGACTCAATATCCAGGATTTTTGGATGGAGTTGATTATGTAGATGAAACTACTGAAGAGAAATCTTTAGTCAATCATCCAGCAGATAAATATCAACAGTATAGATTTGAATTTAGAAATGTGAATTATTTCATCGATGACGATGGATATTTTGTTGCCAGAATTAATGGTAATTATGATCACAATACTCAAGGACCTAAGTAAGGAATTAAACAACAATGGCTGATTTTAGATTAGGAAGACTCAAATTCAACTGGAGAGGTGATTGGGCAGCTAGTACTGCTTATGTCATCGACGACATTGTAAAGTTTGGTGCAAATACTTATGTTTGTACTACTAACCATACCTCAACAGCAAATGAAGCAACTTGGTATGCAACCGATTTATCCAACTGGTCCTTACAAGCAGAAGGAGTAAGGTCAAGAGGAGAATATTCCAATGGAACTTACTATAAGGTAAACGATCTAGTAAAGTTCGGAAATACTCAATTTAGAGTATTAACTGGATTTGCTTCTACTGTTGGATTTGCAACTTTTGTTGGCTCTGCATTTGCAACAGAGTATGTCTCTGGATTTCTAAGTGAAGGTCAATGGAATCCATCAACAGAGTATCAAATCGGTGATGTTATCACTTATAATGGATCATCTTATGTAGCAATTACTACTGCTCCTGCTGGTGAAGTTCCTGTAGAATATATTGATACTAAGTGGCAAGTTTTATCCGAAGGTATTAATGGATCAGGCATCTCGACATATTCAGATAACAACACCTATTATAGGGGCGATTTAGTACAAATTGGTGGTGATATTTATCGTTTAGTTGTTGGTACTGCCAGTTCTATCAATCCAGTTGGATCTGCATCCACAATATGGGCACCATTTAATACTGGTCTAAACTATGTTGGTTCATATAATACTACAACAACATATTACAAAGGTAGTGTTGTAGAGTATGCATCATCTTCTTATGTTGGTGTCGGCACACAAGCAATTTTAAATGTAACACCAGGAACAGACGCATCTAAGTGGGCAGCACTTGCTATTGGAGATTCTAATGCAGTATTGACAACTGCAGGAGATTTGCTTTACAGGGATGCATCATCCCCAACAAGATTGGCAATTGGTCATACTGGATATGCATTAGGAGTCTCGACAACTGGAGTTCCAGAGTGGACAGTTATTGGTGATGCAACAAGAATTTATTATGTTGACCCAGAAAAGGGATCAGATACTTTCCCTGGACACACTCCAGATCTAGCATTTAGAACTCTAAAATATGCATGTGATAATGCAAGTGCAATTACCAATATTACTGATTTTACATATGATAGACATACTGGCATTTCAACTATTACTGCACCAGCACACGGAATTCTATATCCAAACATTACCATTAAATTAGCAAACATCGAATTCGAATGTTTAAGTGGTGGTAGAGCATATTCAGTTTCTGGATTCCAATACGATAAAGCAAGTGGAATCTCTACTGTAACTGTTTCTGGTACTCTTAGTGGAATTACTACAGGTACTGTGGTAAGGCTAAAGAATTTGGAGTTTACTTGCCCAGGCGGATCTGGCATTACAACAACATTCTTCCCAGATGGAACACAAGGATATAATTTCACCGTAACAAGTGTTACAGGTGGATCTTCATTTATTATTAATGTTGGAATTTCAACAATTACTCACATCTATGTTTCTGGTGGTACTGCATTTGTTGGAGTTGATACTACTATATTCCCACGATCGGTTGTAGATGAGATTGTAGATAATAACACTATTAAAGTTAATGTTGGTGTTTCTACAATTGACCACACCTATGTTGGCGGAGGTTCGGTAATTAACCTATCTCCAGCAGTTATTAGACTATCTGCTTCAGAATTTGCAGAGCAACTTCCAATTCTTGTTCCAGCATTTACAACCATTGTTGGAAACAGTTTAAGAGCATCTAAGATTCGTCCTGCTGCAGGAATCTCTACTGATGGAATTACTCCAAACAATAGACAGACAATGTTTAAATTGTCTGATGCAACTACAATTCAGGGTTTAAACGTATCTGGTCTTGTTGGATTTAACTACGATGAAGATCACCCATATGAATTAGACTATACCACAGTAAGAACTGGTTTGGGTACTACTGCTTGTGGAGTTTACTTCGCATTTAACGAAAGTTCCCCAATCATAACAAAATCACCTTATGTTAAGGATTGTACTTCTTTTGGTGATCCTGCAACTGATGGAACAGGTGCTGGTGCTGGTGTTGGTGTATTCATGGATGGTGCATTGCATGATACTGGCGCAAAATCAATGGTATTTGATGCATTTACGAATGTTCTAAGTGATGGTGCTGGATTTATTCTCGATAAAGACTGCTTGGCAGAAATCGTTTCCTGCTTCACATACTATGCTAAGTGGGGATATTATGCTGGTGGTGGTTCAAGAATCCGTTCAGTTGGTGGTAATAACTCTTATGGTGATTATGGTGTTATCGCATCTGGATTCTCAACCGCAGAAACTGCAAGAAGTGGAAGAGTATTTGGAGATAGACTAGATATTGCTGTTGGTTCCCAAACAGGAACAATCAGTGTTGGCAATACAATGGTTGGTACAACATCAGGTGCAAGAGCAACCTTGATTAATGACCAGATTCCATCCGAGAGAATTTACTTCAAGTATTGGCCAGGTTATGGCAATGTCGGTCTTGGAACAACAGGTTTCATTGACGGAGAAACTATTGACTTCATTGGTGCTGGAACTACTGGAGCAATTAGAGTTGCATCTGCAACAAGTTCAATTTCTGGACAAAAGGGTGTTCTTATTGAATTGGATCTAATTGATGTCAATAATCCACCATTGGTTGGAGATGCAATTGGATTTACAACTAGTGCATACGGTGAAGATAAAGTTAATGGGGAACCAAGATACTACATTATCAATACGGTAACTGGTATTACAACTTCTATTACTATCAATAGAGGATATGATGGTCTCGCACCTGTAACATATACAGGAAGAGCAACTGTTAGAATCTCCCCAGAGAAGACGGTTGGTACTTATGATAGCAGAACTGGAGTAGGAACTGATATTAATGCTGGTGGATCACTGGTAGATATTAGAACAAGATTCTCCAATGCTAGATTAACTGGTCACGACTTCCTCTCAATTGGTACTGGAAATAAAGTTGAAACTGGATATCCAAACGTTAATGAAGCAAATATTGCTCAAGGAAATGAAACCAACGTATTTGGACCAGGTAAAGTATTCTTCGTTTCAACTGACCAAGGTGGTAACTTCCGTGTTGGTGAATTCTTCTCTGTTAACCAGTTAACTGGTGCTGCTACACTCGATGCTACTGCATTCAACCTTTCTGGTTTGAGTGAACTAAGACTGGGTGCTATTGGTGGTCAGGTTGGTGAAGCAATTAACGAGTTCTCATCTGATGAGACTATGAGTGGAAATTCTAACTCTGCTTGCCCAACTGAGTATGCAGTTGTTGGATACCTCAAGAGAGGTGGAATGGGTGTTGATGCAATGCTCCCACCTGTTGGAACTACAGCACAAAGACCAGATACACCACTAGTTGGTATGTTGAGATACAACTCAACAAAAGGAAATTATGAGACTTGGAACGGCACTGCTTGGATTCCAGTTGGTGGATTCTTGAATAACGTTGATGTATCAACAACATATACTGCATCTGCATTTGAACTTCTATGGTGTAATACTTCTGGTGGCGGATTCACAGTCACACTTCCTTCATCACCAAGCAAAGGTGATGTAATTAGATTCGTTGATGTTGCAAATACTTTCGATTCAAGCAATCTAACCATTGCAAGAAACGGAAAACTAATTGGTGGTCTCGCAGAAAATATGACAGTTAATACAGAAGGTGCTGCATTTGATCTCATCTTCTATAATGATACATACGGATGGAGAATCTTCACAGTATAATCCAAATCTTCCTGGAAAGTACAATAAATACTTTCCAGGAAGATTTTATTTTATGATTATATGACTATAAGTATAACTAATCAAAATCTTAAAAATGGCAACTTACGGAAGTTATAAAAAAATAGTAACTGATCAAATTATAGACGGCACTGTACCCAGATCCAAACTGGGTCCAGGGGGAGGACCACAATACAATGTTTTTTGGGTTTACGGTTCTCCTGGATCTTGCACATCTGGGTGTTGTTGCTTATGGACAGTTCCTTCTGGAGTGAAGAGAGTTACTTTTGAACTTTGGGGTGCTGGAGGAAATGGTAATGGCGCATGTTCATGTGCAAGATGCCACCACTACTTTGGGGCTCAAGGTGGATACTATAATACAAAGACAATTGGAACTGCTCCGGGTTGCCAATATACAATATGTGCAGGTGGGGTTTTTCCTTGTCTTTCTATTGAATGCACTGCATGTAATGGTTGTAGTTCATATGTTAATGGATATAATTTAAGTAATTTTTGTGCAGAAGGTGGAGCAACTGGTTGTGCAAATACTGCTTGGTCAACAGGTTGTTTCTCTGAGTGGGGTAGAGGTTGTGTAGGTCCAGGATCATGGAATGGTGATTTTACTATGGGAAATCATGCTGGTGCTCCGCATGGAAATGAATTTTGCCATTGTTTAGACAACATGTTCTGTACAACTGGGGCACCATTTTTGAGTGGTGGTGGATCTCATGGATTCTTGGAAGAATGCTGGATTCGTTGCGGTTGTTGGACTGTTCAATATGGTTCTGGCGGGCAATCTGCTATGACTACATATTGTGGATCTTGCTGTGGGCAAGGCGGGACAGGTGGATCTGGTGTAGTTAAAATTACATACGTATAGGAAAAAAAATGGCAACTTACGCAAGTTACAAGAAATTGGTTGCTGATAATATCAGTGCCCAAACATTTGTGGATTCACACTTCGCTGCAGGATCTCCATTAGCATATGGAGTAAAGTGGTTTTTCGGACAACCATGCACATGTTCCACTGGATGCTGCTGTTTATGGTCAGTTCCATCTGGAGTAAACCGACTTCATATTGAATTATGGGGTGCTGGTGGAGGTGGACATGGGCAATGTTCTTGCGGAAGATGCCACCACTTCAAAGGAGCTGGTGGTGGATATTATAATTCAAAAACTATTGCAACTTCTCCTGGTTGCCAATATACAATATGTGCGGCAGGAAATGGTATTTGCTGTAGACAAGAGTGTGTTGGATGTAATGGATGTAGTTCGTATGTTAATGGATATAATTTGAGTAATTTTTGTGCTCTTGGTGGTATGCCAGGATGCGGAGAAACTAGCTGGGGAGAGAAGTGTTTTGGTGCATGGCAATGCTGCTTGGCTCCAGGAAACAATGGTGGTGATTTTGGGTTTGGCACTCAAGATCCACCATTTGGGGGAGCAGAATTTGTGTATGATAGGGGAAGATGCCATTGCTACAACCAAGCAATTTTTACAGGTTCTGCACCATTAATTGGTACATATTCAGGACAATCCTTAAGAGAATGCTGGATTCGTTGTGGATGTTGGACAGTTCCTTATGGTCATGGTGGACAAGGCGCTATGGGAACTTATTGTGGTTCTGGTGCATGTGGTCAAGGGGGAATGGGTGGACCAGGACTTGTAAGAATTACTTATTTCTAATAAATAGGATAAAAAACAATGGCAACATATAGAAGTTATAAAAAAATTAATGGTTCTATCTTACCAGATAGTTTTATAACCAGTAGCATGATATCCAACAATGCATTTGCAACCTGGAATGTGAAATGGTTTTTCGGAGAACCATGTGCATGTTCCACTGGATGCTGCTGTCTATGGCAAGTTCCAACTGGAGTATCCAGAATGTATATTGAAATGTGGGGTGGTGGAGGTGGTGGGCATGGTAGCTGCAACTGCAGTAGATGCCAAAATTATATTGGTGCTCAGGGTGGATACTATAATGCAAAAATGATAGATACTACTCCAGGGTGTCAATATACAGTGTGTGCTGGCGGAAATAGCAATTGCTGCAGATTGGAGTGTACTGGATGTTACGGGTGTACATCATTTGTAAATGGTTATAATTTATCAAACTTTTGTGCTATTGGCGGAGCTCCAGGATGTGCTATCGGATCTTGGGATATGACATGTTTTTCTGAGTTTCCATGTTGTTTAGGTCCAGGGGCCAATGGTGGTGATTTTGGAATGGGAAATCATGCTGGTGGATCTTGGAGACCACTTGGTGTATTCTGCCATTGTCATGGAAAATGGGCATACCCAACAGCAGCACCATTTATTGGAACTAATGTAAGGCAGGTTCTACACAGTTGCTGGATTCGTTGTGGATGTTGGACAGTTCCTTATGGTCATGGTGGACAAGGTGCTATGACCAATGTTTGTGGTTCTTCTTGCTGTGGTCAAGGGGGAATGGGTGGACCAGGATTAGTTAAAATAAGTTATGTTTAATTTATAAATAAATATGAAGGAGAAAACCTGAACAAACCGAGGAAAAAATGTCAGATTACATTTCAGTAGAATTTGATTTAGAGTTACCCAATGAATTCTTAGTGGATCATAGCACCACAGAAGGGAAAACTCGTAAGTTCACTTATCATGGACCAGATAAAATTTGGTTGCAAATTGGAGAAGACGGGAGAGAATCCCATGGACCATTAACAGCAGAAGATATTGCTGATGGTAGACCAGTTCCAGCAGACGTAGTGGAGTGGCATGAAGTAGATTGTAGTAAAAACCCATTAATCTGCCAATTGAGGGGTCCAGTTGTTAATGAACTTCAGGAATCTAGAAATGATTTAGATGCAGTCATTCACCCAGGATCCCCAAAAATTGAAGGGTATCCCCAATTTTCATATCAAGTCCCACTTATTCCTGATGACATTTATAATAGATATTCTGTAAAATTAATTGATGGTGAATTAGTTATAGATAGATGGACTGTTGAGAAAAAACTTTTAGATAAAGAAGAATTTTTAACTTGGGATGATATTAGAGATCATAGAAATAGACTTCTTGACGGATCTGATGGTAAAGTGACTGAAGATATGCCAGAAGATTTGAAGCAGCAATGGAAAGAATATAGACAAAAATTGAGAGATCTTCCCGATATCATGCAATCTAATGGAGTAGAACCATCAATTGCTTTCTATATGTTCCCGGAAAACCCAACACCAGTACGAGCAAATTGAAAATTATAAATTAACTTTAAGGTCTCATCCTAATTTATTTTTGGATGAGACTTTTTTTTATTTTGTTTGCAATGAAAAATGTTTAAATTAAATCAAAACTTAAAAGTAAAAATTAATACTATTGATAAAAAAATTTTCTTTGTCATTGACAATTTTTATGAAGACCCAGATAAAGTACGGGAATATGCAAAAAATTCTAAAAAGCATACAAACTCAGATCTTTTGGCGGGAGCAATTGGTAGAAGAGTATGCGAAGACGATTTGAGATTATCATATTATATGAAAGATGTTTTCGAAGAATTGTGTATGCATCCTAAATGGCATGTAGTGTTTGACAAAAATCATCATAATTATAAATGGTCTGCAATGAGATTCATGGTAAATGTTACTAATAATTTAGAAATAATAGAAGATGGTAGAAAAAATATTGAACACTTAGATGGCCCATTAAATAAATGGGCATGTGTTGTTTATTTAAATACCCCAGAAGAATGTGAAGGGGGAACAGAATTTTATCAATGGGATGGGGATTTTAATACTAAACCAATCCTAAAATATACAGTTAATATGAAATATAATAGAGCAATATTATATGATGCAAATATGGTTCATGGAGCAGTGATGAAGTCACATATGTTTAAATCCTGCGATAGACTAGTACAGGTAATGTTCATGTGATAAATATATCAGTTAGTTATTGTTTAACTGAGGTTATCGAATGAGGTCTAAAGCATTTTTTATTAATGGTGGAGCTGGCAGAGTAATTTGCTCCATCCCTGCATTTGAAAAGTATGCAGAAACCCATGATGATTTTATAATCGTCTGTGAGGGTGGGACAGATTTCTATAAAGGTCATCCCACTCTACATAATAAAGTATTTGATAGTTGGCATAAAGGATTATTTGAAAAGGAAATTAAACATCGTGATTGTGTAAGTCCAGAACCATATAGACTTTGGGAATACTATAATCAAAAGTGTAATTTGTCCCAAGCATTCGACATAATAATTAATGGATTAGATGAGCCTAGAGAACTTCCTGATCCAAAAATCATTTTAAATAAAATGGAACTTCTATCTGGATATAACATGATAGAAGAAGTTAAAGCAGGAACAGGAAAAGATAAAGTTTTAATTGTTCAACCCTTTGGTAGGTCAATTCAACAAGTTGGGCAAGATTTTATTGCAGATACAACTTCTCGCAGTTTTCCGTTAAATTCAATAGTAGAAATTATTAATGAATTGAAAAAGGACTATGCAATTATAATAATGAGTGAACTTTATTTTCCTCTAGAAAATAATGAAGATAAATCAAAACATAAAGTTGCAAGGCCACAAATAACTGATATGAGGTTATGGGCAAGTTTAATTAATGCGGCAGACCACTTTTTGGGGTGTGATAGCATGGGACAACATATTGCAAAATCATTTGGAAAGACTGCTACTGTTGTTCTTGGATCGACATATCCAGAAAATATTTCATATCCCAATTCAAAAGATTTTGACATAATAGACATTGGAAAGAATAAAAGAAAATATAGTCCAATACGAATTTCAATAGATGATGAAATTGATAGATATAATGACGAATCCCTAGAAATGACGAATGAAGAAGTGCAAAAAGTGATTAGTACTGTAAAAAAAAGATTGGGCAAATCCGTTGCATATACTGGTAATTGGAAACCAACAGAACAAGTAAGTTCTTCCTGTTGTCCTCCACAATTAAATTCAACTCCAAGTATGCCAGTATTAATCAATACTACTTCTACACAAAATAAAGCATTATTACCAAAAGAAAATAGGGGATTTTCCCCAGATTTAGAAAAAGAAATTAAAAATGTTTTAAAGAATACTAAGTGAGGAATAATTAAAAATGACTCAATGGATTGCTGCCATTGCCAGAGGGCATAATTCTGGTGTTTGTTTATTAAAAGATGGTGAGTTAGTTTTATCTATAGAAGAAGAGCGTTTATCTAGAGCAAAATATGATGGCGGACCATTAGCATCAATGGTTAAGATACTCGAATATACCGATAAACTTGATTATTTGGTTATCGCACATACGCAACCTTTAAGTGATGCTGGAAAAATTGATTTTTCTGGTGATGACATTTATACAGGTCTTGCAAGAAAACTTGGATTAATTGACAGAAACCAAGAAAACTATAATCATCCGCAGGTTATTGATTTAAGTAGAAATCACCATAAACTTCATGCTGCATGTGCATTTTATCGTTCTGGATTTGAGAGTGCTGTATCTTTAGTTGTAGATGGTGCTGGTACTTTTATTCCAATGCAAATTGGAAGAAATAATGAAATGACTTGGGAACTTGAATCCATTTTTAGTTGTGAATATCCAGCAGATTTTAAAACATTATACAAACATCAAGCAGGAAGAGGTCCATGGGCATCTGCAAGGATTGAAAAATTCCCAAGTGAGCAAGAAGGAGAGGATGGATTCCATGAATTGATTATTGATGATTCTGCTGGTATTACTAAAGCATATGAAGCAGTAACTCAATATTGTGGTTGGCCTCCTATTGAAGCAGGTAAAACTATGGGATTATTCCCTTACGGGAAACCAAATGATAATATTCCTGCAATCTATACTGATGGTAATGGTGGTAGTTGGAAGACTTCTGATCGAAATGTTATTATTCCAACTTATCCTAACGGTGCATTAGTTAATGAAGGTAGATACGAATTTCTTAGAACACCACAAGAATTTGATGATCTAACACTTCTTGAGAATCGTCGTGATATGGCATATGCCATTCAAACACAATCACAACAAATGGTTCTTGATTTAATTCGTAAGGCAGTTGAAATGACTGGAAATAATAATGTAGTTATTTCTGGCGGATATGGTCTTAATTGTGTTGCAAACTATTGGTATCTTGAGCAACTTAAAGATGAAAACATTAATCTTTATGTTGAACCAGTAAGTAATGATGCCGGAACTGCTATCGGAGCTGCATTATTATGGCATCATAAAATTAATGAAGATATTGAAGTAAAACAAAAAATTGAAACTCTTTATACTGGACCAAGTTATATGTATAGTCAACAAGAAATTAATCTAATAATACAAAAATACGATGCGACAGAAGTGGCATCTGCATCCTATGAGGATGTTATTGATTTAATCATGGACAAAAATATTGTTGCATTATTTCAAGGAAGGTCAGAAGCTGGTCCTAGAGCACTTGGTAATCGTTCTATTCTCTATGACCCAAGAGATCCAGATGGTAAAGATCATGTAAATCGAATTAAGAGAAGAGAATATTTTAGACCGTTTGCTGGATCTATTCTGCAAGAACATGTTCATGATTGGTTTGATCTTAGGGGAATGGAAGATTCTCCGTTTATGATGTATGCAGTAAACTGTAAAGAAGGAGTAGAAGAAAAAATTCCTGCCATTATTCACGTTGATGGAACTTGCAGAATTCAAACTGTTACACAAGAACAGAATTTGCACTATTATAATTTGATTAATACTTTTTACGAAAAAACTGGTTGTCCAATTATTTTTAATACTTCATTCAATCTTGGAGGAGAGCCTTTGGTTGAAACTCTTGACGATGCTGTAAGAACTCTTGCTAATAGTTTAATTGAATATTTGTATTTGCCAGAGTACGAATTGCTCATAAAGATGGAAAATAATTAGACAAAAAATTATATTATTATTCCATGAAAAAAATATTTGTAAACGGAACATTTGATGTTCTCCATACGGGACATCTTTTGTTATTTGAATATGCAAAATCTTTTGGAGATTATTTAATTGTTGCGATAGATTCCGACGAGAGAGTTAAAGAAAAGAAAGGTCCAACAAGACCAATTAATTCTCTCGAAGATCGTGCTTTTATGTTATCTAATTTGTACCATGTTGATGAAGTCAGAACATTTGGTTCTGATATGGACTTGAAAAATCTTGTTAAATATTATAAACCAGATATAATGATAGTGGGTTCTGATTGGAAGGGAAAACCAGTTATCGGGTCAGAATATGCAAAAGAATTAAAATTTTTTGATAGGATAAATGAATACTCAACAACAAAAACAATTGAAAATATTATTAATAGGAGAAACTTGTGAGGATATAAGTATCTATGGTTCTGTAGATAGAATTAGTCCAGAAGCACCAGTTCCCATATTAGATTATAAAAAAAAGATATCTTCTCTTGGAATGTCTGCAAATGTAAAGAATAATCTTGAGTCATTTGGAGTATTCGTCAATCATATAACAAATAAAAAATTGATAAAAAAGACAAGAATAGTAGATATCAATTCTAATCAGCAATTAATCAGAATTGATGAGGATGATTCTGTTGATAAAATAAAGCCGTCAGAAGTTAAAAGTGCATTTTTGCATTTATCTTATGATGCGATTGTAATATCAGACTACAATAAGGGATTTTTAACCACAAATGATCTTAAAGTTTTCTGCCAAAATTTTAATGGACCAGTTTTTATAGATACCAAGAAAAAAGATTTATTTACAGAAAAAAATGTTATTTTTAAAATAAATCAAAGAGAATATGATAATCTCATTACATATCCAGATGATTTGCATTTAATTGTAACTTTGGGTAGCAATGGAACTCAGTATCTTGATAAAATTTATCCAACAGAAAAAGTTAATGTCTTTGATGTTGTTGGTGCAGGTGATACATTTTTAGCAGCATTTGTATACAAATATTTGTCTTGTGAAAATGATCAGATTAGATTTTCTGAATCTATTAAATATGCAAATAAAGCAGCAGCAATTGCTGTTCAACATTTTGGTACTTATACCTTAACTAAACATGATGTGGAGGGATTAAACTAATGTCAGTATATTGGGGTGTAAATTTAAGTCATGATGGATCAATTTGCCAGGTAAATGAATCCGGGGAAATAGATTGGTTTGTTGAAGAAGAGCGTTATTCAAGAATAAAACAACATGATCTACCAATGACGGTTGTTCCATTTATTAATTATGATAAAGAGATAAACCCAATACAGATATCAACATTATATGAATCTTGGGACAAAAAATGTGTAGAAGAAACTGCTAAAAATTTTAGTAAACTAGTTGAAAAGTTTTATAATAGACAAAATAGTTATTATCGAAAAGAAATAAATTATGATTTATATTTGGATCATCACATTTACCATGCAGCATGTGGATTTTATAATTCAGGGTTTAGAGAATCTGCAGTTTTAGTCGTAGATGGAATGGGCAATTATATAAATGGAAATGATGATTACCAGGAAGTTGAAACAATATATACAATGTCTTATCCAAATATTATAACAACTTATCAGAAAAATGTAATTCCATCTTTTATGTCCTCTGAGAGACATCCATTTGATACATATCCAATGGGAATAGGTGCAATTTATAGTTCTATTGCAGATTATTTTGGTTTTGGTACTTTAGGATCTGGAAAATTGATGGGATTATCTGCATATGGTAAAGAAGATCCAAATATAAAACCTTTTATTATTGACGGAAAATTAGATTGTTCTCAATTCTATAGAACAAGATACGGATTAAACTTTATTCCATATGAATATGTATCATTCAAAAGACAGGTAATAGGTCCAGAAAATTCAAAGTTTAGTAATTTATGCAATCTTGCATATAGAGTCCAAAAAGATTTTGAAGATTATATGATAAATTTAATATTATACACATTAAAATTAACAGGATCAAAAAATTTAGTTCTGACTGGTGGATGTGCTTTAAATTGTGTAGCTAATTATAGATACTTAAATTGTTTACCTAAAGATGTTAACTTATATATTGAGCCGATTTCAACAGATGCTGGAACATCCATAGGACTTGCTAAACTAAATTATTATAGTGATACAAGATCAACTTCACCAAAACCACTAAAATCATTATATTTGGGGTTAGAGTAATGAAAACTTATTGTATTGATATTGATGGTACTATTTGTACTAATGGTGATTGTGAATCTTGTAAATATGAGGGAAGTATCCCAAAACATGATCGAATTCAAAAAATAAATCAACTATATGACGAAGGAAATATCATTAAATATTTTACTGCTCGTGGAATGGGCAGATATAAAGATAATGCAGAAAAAGCAAAAGAAAAATTTTATTCTTTAACTAAAATGCAATTAAATATTTGGGGGTGTAAGTATCATGAGTTGATTTTAGGTAAGCCATCAGCAGATTACTATATAGATGATAAAGCAATGAACGACAATGAATTCTTCAATTAAATTTGTACCAAAGGGATGGGGATTTGAAAAATGGATTGTAAATAATGAACAATATTGTGGAAAACTTTTATACTTAGTTAAAGGTAAGATGTGCTCTTGGCATTATCATAAAATAAAAGACGAAACTTTTTATATTCAATCGGGAAAAATTATTTTGTTTTATTCCGAAGATGATGATATTAATTATGCACAAAAGAAAGTTTTAAATCCTGGTGATAATTTCCATGTCCCAATTGGACTTAGACACAGAATGTATGCGGTAGAGGATACTGAGTTATTTGAATTTTCAACTCAGCATTTTGATAGTGATAGTATTAGAATTGTGCCAGGAGACTAATGGAAATAAAAGATTTAATTGCAGAATTTAAAAATTTTGTACCAAAAAAAGAATGTGAGCATTTTATTAATTGGTTTTGGGAAAATGAAGATCTTCATCACAATGGAATGGTATATAACCCAAATGATCCACTAACTAATGTAAATTTTGATAAAAAAATAGCAATTCAAGCATATCCAAAAAAAGAAGATCCAATATCAGATTTAATAACTAAAATAATTTTTTCTGGTTATTTTGAATATTCTAAAAATTATCCATGCCCAAATGATAATTTGTGTGCTTCTTCATATTCAGTTAGAGTATATAAAAAAGGAGTTGGAAAATTTGATTTACACACCGATCAGAGTCCTGGACAAAACATATCAAGACTTTTTGCAATGATTTTATATTTAAATACTGTAAATGAAGGAGGAGAAACTGAGTTCCCAGAAATAGGATATAAATGTGCTCCAGAGCAAGGAAAATTGCTTATTTTTCCTTGCAATTATTTGTTCAAACATCAAGGAAATATTCCCCTTTCTGATGACAAATATATAATTACTTCTTTCATTAATTATTGCGAACTAAGTAGTCAGCAACAGTCTTAAATTTATAATCACCAATCCATTTCATATCAGCACAAGTATAATCTTGATATTTACCTTTAAGGTGTTCGGGGAAGTCGATGTATTCGATTTCCCCCTTTTCTTTTTCTGCTACTAACTCAGCAACTTCTTGGAAACTAATTGGAGTCCCTGTTCCAAGGTCATAAATTCCAGATTCTATATTATTATTTAAAACAATATTTACAACATCGTCAACACAAATAAAATCTCTTAAAAATTTATCAGAACCTTTAAATAGTTTTAACTTTCCAGTTTCACGAATTTGCTTAGTAAATTTTGATACGGGACTTGCTTGATCTCCTTTATGTTCCTCTCCATCACCATATACATTAAAATATCTGAATCCCTGAATAGATTTAAATTTTTCTAAATTATCTAAAACAAAATAGTCAATTTGTAATTTTGTTATTGCATAGTAATTTAGTGGATTAATGACTTTTAATTTTTTTGTTTGATTTCCATATACAGATGCTGATGATGCATACTTTACTGGAATTTGATATTGAATTGCTTTTTCAAATAAAAATAAAGTAAATTCCACATTATTATGGTGTAATGTTCTTATATTTTTTTCTATTGTGGATGAGATTGCTCCTTGGTGTACTATTAAAGAGACCTGATCCCATTTATCAAATCCGCTTATAAACTTGAAGGCATTTTCTTGTTCTACCTCTACGATTTGTTCGTTGAGTTTTGAAATAAATTTTTTTCCAATAAATCCTCTCGAACCAGTTAATATTATCATATAGTTTTTCTTTTTATTATAACATATAAATAATTTTATTAAAAAGTATTTAGAGATATAATGGCCTCTGGTTCTTTAGGTTCACTTGTGCCACTTAATCCTGGAACAAATTACTCGTTATATACTTCTCCATCTTCAACTTTAGTTGAGGGTAAGGTTTATATAACAAATAGAGATTCATTTCCAGTAAAAGTTAGGGTTGCAATTTCAACAGATACTATTCAGTATTTAAATTCTTCTGATTATGTAGTTTATGACAAGAAATTAAATGCTGGTGAATCATATGAAACTGAATCTATCTATTTTTCCGATGGCCAAACAGTAATTGTAAAATCTGACAATACTAATGTAAATTTCAATTTACTAGGAACTGAAGTCGGAATTACTACAAATTGCGGTGTCCTCACAGCAACATCAATTACTCAAACAAAATTAAACGAATCATTATATATTTCTCCATCAGATATTGACTTAAATATTTTTGCATGTAATAAAAATCCCGATCCAGCAACAATTAGAATTGGAATAGGAACAGAGATTTCAAGTAAAAACTATATCGAATATAATTATACTTTACACCCAGGTGATGTATACTCTAAAACAAACTTAAAGGTTGGAACTAATGATGTTATTTTTATTAAGTCATCCAACACTAATGTAAATTTTGTTGTTTGCGGAAAAGATTCCTGACATCTTCTTTACTAAATTATAAATACTCAAAGAAATCGGGATTTTGTTATATAAATGGCACAACCATCATCTAGGGCAGAACTAAAAGAGTATTGCCTAAAACAACTAGGAAAGCCAGTTTTAGAAATAAACGTAGATGATGATCAGATTGATAATTTAATGGATGATGCTATTCAATATTTTCACGAGAGACACTTTGATGGCATTGAAAGAGTATTTTTAAAGCATCAACTACAACCAGGAGAAAAGGATATATTGCGATCTGGGAAGGATATAACTACTGCTTCTTCTTCAGTTGGTATTTCTACAGTGTCTTGGGAAGAATCAATTAATTTCCTAAAATTACCAGATACCATTATTGGTGTTAACAGTGTATTTAAAGTTGACTCTAGCACTATTTCTAGTGGTTTGTTTAATATTAAATATCAAATCTTTTTGAATGATTTATATTATTATGGTGCATTGGATCTTTTAAATTATGCAATGGTAAAAACCCATTTGGAGGATATTAGTAGAATATTAACTCCAGATGTTCAATTAAGGTTCAATAAAAAGCAGCATCGTTTATATTTGGATATTGACTGGAAACAAGTTGATCCAGATACTTATATAGTTTTGGATTGCTACCGAATCGTAGATCCTGCAGATTTCCCAAAAATATATAATGACTTTTGGTTAAAGAGATATCTTACTGCTCTTATTAAAAGACAGTGGGGACAAAATATGATTAAATTCAATGGAGTTCAACTTCCTGGAGGTATTACTTTGAATGGAAGGCAACTGTATGAAGATGCAATTAGAGAGTTAGAAGAAATAGAACAAAAACTTAAGTCAGAGTATGAAATGCCACCATTAGATATGATTGGTTAATATGACACCCTTAAATCCCTATTTTTTACAAGGATCTCCAAGTGAACAGAGACTTGTACAAGATTTAATCAATGAGCAATTGTCAATTTATGGGCAAGATATTCTTTACATGCCCAGAAAAATTATTAATGAGAAAAAAATAATCAAAGAAATAATTGTTTCTAAATTTGATGATAGTTTTAGAATAGAAGCATACATATCAACTTTTAATGGATTTGGGGGGAATGGTGATATTCTTTCAAAGTTTGGTGTAAGAAGTACTGATGAAATAACATTTATAATTTCTAAGGAACGCTATGAAGATTTTATTACTCCAAAATTAAATTTATTTTCAAATGATGTAAAGGTTCCGACTAGACCACAAGAAGGTGATTTAATTTATTTGCCATTAGACAATGCGTTATTCGAGATAAAATTTGTTGAGTTGAAAACTCCTTTTTATCAACTCAATAATCTTTATACTTATGAGTTAAGATGTGAACTATTTGAATATGAAGATGAAATTATTGATACTGGTTTAGATGATGTTGATAAGAATGTAAAGGATTTTGGATATATAGCAACAATAAGAATGGTGACAGATTTAGCTTCTATTGCTACAGCAGAAACAATCTTAGCAGAAAATCTCATATCTCCAACATCAGGAAAATCAGTTTCTCAAATTGATATTTTAAATGGTGGTTCTGGGTATAAATCTGCTCCAAGGGTTATTATTGGAAGCCCTGTTGGATCTGGAGTAACTGCACAAGCAATTGCTATTTTAGATAGAGGATCTATAAGTAAAATTTTAATAACAAATCCAGGAATTGGATATACAGAACCACCAGTAATTACAATAAAATCTAATAGTAATTATGGTTCTGGTGGAATAGCAACAGCAATAATAAGTTCTGGATCACTTGGACCAATCCAAATTACTTCTGGAGGAGTTGGATATTCCACAGTTCCAACTATAACTATTGCTCCTCCAATTCCATTTGGTTATCAACCATCCGATGTAGCAACAGCAGAAGCTATATTGACTACTACCGGAATAATTACAGCAATAAGATACACAAATGCTGGAGTAGGTTATGGTACAACCCCATTCATACAAATATCATCACCAATAGGAATTTCAACTGGAGATTATGAGTATAATGAAGTTGTTAGAGGTTCCAGCACTGGAACTAATGCATACGTTAAGGGATGGGATTATGACACAAGAACTCTTAAGGTATCAATTATTAATGGAAACTTTGCTCTTGGTGAAGAAATCATTGGAATCGGAGCAACATATAAGGTTTTATCAATAACTACAGATAATATTCATGACCCATATGCAGAGAATATAACTATCCAAGAAGAAGCAGATGATATTTTAGACTTCTCGGAAAAAAACCCATTTGGTGATTTCTAAATATTAAATAAAAGTATTAATTAAAATGTTTGGAAAATATCATTATCACGAGATAATAAAAAGAACTATAATTGCCTTTGGAACATTATTTAATGATATCCAAATACGTCATCAGGATGATGCTGGAGATGATATTAGTTTAATTAAAGTTCCAATAGCATATGGACCGATACAAAAGTTCTTAGCAAGATTGGAAGAAAAACCTGACTTGAGAAAAAAAGTTGCAATAACTTTGCCAAGAATGTCATTTGAAATGACTAGCATTCAGTATGATTCATCAAGAAAAGTATCAACTGTTCAGACATTCCAAGGAGTAAAATCTTCTGGAAATCCAGTTCAGGTTTATATGCCTGCACCTTATAACATTGGGATACAATTAAATATTATAACAAAATATAATGATGATATGCTCCAGATTGTGGAGCAAATACTGCCATATTTCCAACCTCAATTTAATTTGACCGTGGATTTGGTTAGTTCCATTGGCGAGAAGAGAGATATACCAATAATATTAGAAAGTATTTCCATGAATGATAATTATGAGGGAGATTATACTACAAGAAGGAGTTTGATATATACTTTAAATTTTACAGCAAAAACATCAATATTTGGACCAGTTCCAGAAAGTGGAAATTCTCTAATTAAAAAAGTTCAAGTTGATTATTATACAACTACAGAAAGAAAGAATGCATCAAGAGAATTGAGATATTTTGTTGAGCCAAGAGCAACTAAAGATTATGATAATGATCAAACAACTGTATTAGCAGAAGATATTGACGAAACAAGAACTATGTTTGAAGTTTCTGATGCAACTTCATTAGTATCCAATAGTTATATTATGATAAATGAAGAATCTATGTACATTAAAGATATTACAGGAAATAGATTAACTGTTAATAGATCTCAAGACAATACTCAATTGTCATATCATCAAGAAGGAGCAGCAGTAAATGCTATAACATCATCCGATGATGAACTTATTGAATTCGGGGATGATTTTGGATTCAATGAGGAGAGATTCGATTTTGGTGATGGAAGAGTATATAGTCCAAGAAAAGGTATTGATGTATGAAAAATGACTTTGAAGCAATAAATGATTCTTTAGATATTGAATCGTCTCCAATAACAAAAGAAATAATTTCAGAACCATCTAGTATTGTCAAAAAATCCCCAAAGAAAGGAGAAGATGATCCAGATGCAGATTATGATTACACTAGAGGACAATTATATTCACTTATTGAAAAAGGGCAAGAAGCAATTGATGGTATTCTAGAAATAGCACAACAATCAGATTCCCCTAGAGCATTTGAAGTTGCAGGTCAGTTAATTAAGAACGTTGCAGATACAACAGATAAGTTATTAGATCTTCAACAAAAAATGAAGAAGTTAAAAGAGGAGGATTCATCTGGACCTAAAAGTGTTACTAACAACAATACAATGTTCATTGGTTCTACGGCGGAATTGCAAAAACTTCTTAAGCAGAATCTGCAATCAGCAGAAGATTCTAAATAACTAGAGAACTTATTCTTAGAATGAAAACTTTTTCACAATTTCTTCTAGAAGCAACTGACCCAAAGGGACCTATCAAAAAGTATATGTCCCCAGAGGAGATTGCGAAGAAGCACAAAATCTCTCTTGATACTTTAGAACCAGAATTGAAACTGGGAATTAAAGTAGAACTGGAGCATACTGGGGATAAGAAAATGGCAAGAATGATTGCTCTTCAGCATTTAGAAGAGTTGCCAAATTACTATTCCAAACTCAAGAAAATGGAGAAAGTGAATGAATCGAAAAGTGGTGATAGTTCTTTGCGTGACTGGTTTACTAAGAGTCGTGCTTCTGATGGCACCCCTGGTTGGGTTCAACTGGGTGGTAAATATGCGGGGAAACCCTGTGCAAAGCAACCAGGACAAACTACAAAACCAAAGTGTGGTTCCAGTAAAATGAAGGCAGCACTCTCCGATGATGAGGAGCAGAAAGCATTTGAACGTAAGAATCGTCAGGACCCAAATCCCGACAGAGAAGGTAAGGCAAAGATGGTTGCCACAGAAGAGAAAGATGCTTGTTATTCAAAGGTAAAGTCTCGTTATAAGGTTTGGCCTTCTGC